ACCGCCGGTTCGTGTTTTACGACTGCGTGGCGTCTCGACCGGCGAAGGAACGGCAGACGAAGGCAGAGTCGATCACGCCGAACACGGACGTGCTCAACCTGACGATCAGCCCGATCGAGATCGACGGCAAGATGATCGTCCGGGGTGAGATGGAACTGTCGGACACGAATCAAACGGCGTATAACAGCTTCTTCAGCGCGGTTTACACGCCGTCATTTACGCCGGAGGTGTAATATGCGCGAAGTCACGATCGGCGACAAGACGTTAAGGCTCAGGGGTTCCGCCCTGAGCCTTCTTCATTACCAACAAGAGTTTGGCCGGGACCTGCTCGGCGACATGGTCGGGATGATGACGGGGCTGGCCGGGTTTCAGGCGTTCTCGAACGGCGCCGAGGTCGACCCGTCCAGACTTGACCTGAGCAAACTAGATTCGGTGGCGATCCTTCGACTGGTATGGACGCTGGCGCGGACGGCTGCCGGCGTGGGCGGGCAGTTCCCGTCGTTCACCCGCTGGCTCGAAGAGCACGAGGATATTGACATCTTTGACCCCGATATTCTGGCCGCGGCGATGGAAGAAGCGACAAAAATCTTTTTTCGTCGAAAGCCGTCCGTGGCACCGGCGGCCCAAAGGTGACACGCCGAACCGTGTAGACCGCACGGACATCAATATCCTGGCATTGGCACGGCGAATCGGGCTCAGTATGACCGAGCTCGACTTGCTGACTATGCAGGATTTTTTTGATCTGGTGTACGCCTACATGGGCGACGATCCTGACGCGCCGCGAGAGGCGACGCAGGAAGACATTGACGCATTCTACCGCATGTGAGGGAGGGCGAGTAGATGGCAGAAAGTATCCGTGGTATCAACGTCGTCATTGGTGCCGACACAACGGGGCTGTCGAAAGCCCTCAGCGACGTCAACAAAAAATCAAGAGACATCCAATCCGAACTCAAGCAGGTCGAGAAACTCCTGAAACTCGACCCATCAAATACAGAGCTGGTCGCCCAGAAACAAAAGCTGCTCGCTGACGCGGTCGAGAATGCCCGCGAAAAGCTGGACCGGCTCCGCTCTGTGCAGGAGCAGGTGAACGAGCAGTTCCAGCGCGGCGAGATCAGCGAGGGGCAATACCGGGCATTTCAGCGCGAGGTTGTGAAGACCGAGCAGGAGCTTCGTAACCTCGAAAAACAACTCTCCGAAGTGACAAACGAGGTCACTGACCAGAGCCAAAAGGTCAGCAAGCTCGGTAAGGACTATCAGGAAGCGTTCGAGGAAGCTAAGCGTTCGCTGGGCAACACATATGAACAGGCGAAGAAGCTCGGCGCTGCTGTCACGGCTGCCGGTGTAGGGATCGCTGCCGGGCTCGGGGTAGCTGTCAAAGGCGCCGCCGACTTCGAACAAAGCATGGCGAACGTCTTCTCCGTCATGGCGCCTGATGAAGTCGCACAGTTCCGCGATGAACTGAAAGAGCTTGCCCTCACCATGGGTGCGGAAACGAAATACAGTGCGACCGAGGCGGCTAGGGGCATAGAGGAACTCGTAAAAGCTGGCGTTAGCGTGAAGGACATCCTCGAAGGCGGCTTGTCTGGTGCGCTCTCCTTGGCCACGGCCGGCGAACTGGAACTGGCCGACGCCGCCGAGATCGCGAGCACAGCGCTCAATGCCTTCCGCGAGGACGCCATTTCCGTTCAGGATGCTGCCGACATTCTGGCCGGCGCAGCGAATGCTTCGGCAACGAGCGTTCAGGAACTGAAGTTCGGACTGTCCCAGGTTTCGGCGGTTGCTTCTGCCGTCGGGCTCTCGTTTGAGGACACGGCGACGGCGCTAGCGGTTTTCGCGCAGAACGGTCTGAAAGGTTCGGACGCGGGTACGTCACTCAAGACGATGCTTATGCGTCTGCAACCGGACACGAAGGAAGCGAAAGCCGCTTTTGAGGACCTGGGCCTGTTCGTATATGAGACAGAAAAAGCGTTCAACTGGCTTGCGGAGAAGGGGATAACGCCCGCAAGCACATCGTTGAGCGACATTCGCAAGGCCATCGGCGACTATATTGAGCAGTCCGGTATCGCCAAACGCGGAACCTCGGCGTTTTCCAAAGCGTTTGAAGAAATCGAAGAAAGCATCGGGTACGTCCGATCCGCCTTTGTCGACGCCAACGGCCAATTCGTTGACATGGCAACTATCGCCGAAACGTTGCGCAAAAGCATGATCAATCTCACTGATGCGCAACGGTTGCAGTATCTCCAAACGATTTTCGGGGCTGACGCCGTGCGTGCCGCAAATATTCTCTTCAAAGAGGGTGCGGACGGCATCAACAACATGGCCGAAGCAATGTCGAAAATCTCCGCCGCCGACGTGGCTGCGCAAAAGATGGACACCTTCAAGGGCGCGCTGGAGGAACTGAGCGGATCGCTGGAGACGGCACAAATTTCGATCGGAAATGCGCTTCTGCCCGCGCTTCGTGTGCTGGTAAACGGCATTCAGAGGCTGGTCGATGCGTTCAATTCCTTGCCGCCTGGCGTCCAATCTACCATCGCAATATTCGGTGCGCTTGCTGCCGGATTGGCGCTTGTGACCGGCCCGCTGCTTTTGCTAATCGGCTTTCTTCCGCAGATTGCGGCCGGTTTTTCCATGATAGCACCTGTCATGTCTACAGTTGGGGCGGCGATAGGCGGGTTGGCTGGCCCTGTCGGCATAGCGATTGCAGCAATCGCCGCTCTTGCCGGAGCGGCTTTTTTGATTGTGAAAAACTGGGATCATATTGCAGAGTTTTTTAGTAATCTGTGGACCCGGATTTCCGAGGGTGCTGCGGTAGCGTGGCAGTCGATTCAGCAGTTTTTCGCGGACACATGGGCCGCCATCACATCGGCCGTCACGGAAGTCTGGAATAGCATCGTCAGCTTCCTGCAAGAGACCTGGAACGCCATCCGTCAGGCTGCCGTGGACGCATTCAACGCCATGCTGGATGCAATCCGTCCGATCATGGAGGGTTTCCAGGCGTTCTTCAGCGGCATCTGGGACGCAATCAAGAACATTTTCGCTGGCGCGCTCCTGCTCATCATCGACCTGGTAACGGGTGATTTTAAGAACCTCTCCAAGGATGCGCAGGCCATCTGGAACAATCTCAAGGATGCATTCGGACGTATATGGGACGGAATCAATCAAGTCTTTTCTGAGGCGCTCAGGCTGATCTCTGATGCACTCAGTACCGCGTGGGAGGGAATTCGGACCGCGGCGAACACCGCGTGGAACCGGATCAGGACGACGATCACGGACGTCGTGAGGACTACAATCGACCGAGTCAGAAACATATGGAACGAACTGCTGAACTGGTTCCGCAACCTTCCGGGCACGCTGTACCAACTCGGCGCGGACATGTTCAACCGGATGCGTGACGCGGTGGTGACCGTGATTCCTTTGGTCCGGGACGCGATCGTGAACGGTATCCAGTCGGCGATCGACTGGATCCGAGGCCTACCGGACACGCTGAATAATCTCGGCCGTGACATGATTCAGGGCCTCGTCGATGGAATCCGGAACATGGTCGGGAAAGTCGGCGAGGCAGTGAAAAGTATTGCGGACAAGATCACCGGCGGGTTACGCGACTTTTTGGGTATCAAGTCGCCCTCCAGGGTGCTACAGCAGCTCGGCGAGTACACAGGCGAGGGGTTTGTTCGTGGTCTCGAAAAAACGATTTCTGCCGTGCGCCGAGAAGCGGCAGAAATGGCTGCAGCCGTCACCAGCGGACTCAGCGGACTGTCAACTCCAGGCGTCGCGGTAGCATCTGGCGGGACGGCAGCAGCTGGCGGTAGTGTCATCAACATGGACGGTTTGTTCGCCGGCGCCACGATCGTCGTACGGAACGATGAAGACATCCGGCAACTGGCACGGGAGATCTGGAGCATGGCACAGCAAGCGCAGCGCGGTTTGGGAGGTGCACGGGCGTGAGCAACTACGAGGCAATTTGGCTTGACGACAAATCCAATGTTGACCTTGGATTCATTGTCCGTGGCACCTCCCAGCGCCCTGGACTGCCGGCCACGGTGGACCGGACGCTGACTATCCCGGGGCGGCATGGACAATATGACTTCGGCGCCGAACTGTCCGCCCGCTCTATCGTGTTGGACTGCGTCTTCGTGACGCGGAATGCCACGGAGCTGCAGCAAAAAGTCATGGAGCTCTCCCGCTTCCTGGTTGACAGCTTCGGCCGGCCGCGGCAATTG